ACGGCAGCCACTGACTTTTTAGCATATGCCATGACTGTTGGTCCTTTTAGATCGGCAGGCTACATCACACATGATCCTGATTCACTAGAGGCATTCAGTGTAGAGAGACTACGAGAGGGAACATTCCTGGCTAATCCCCACCTCGCACCATTCTTGCCTCATGGTAGGGCAAACGTAAAGACTATCAAACTTACAAATCACTCTAGATCATATCTAAGGCACTCACAAAACAATTACGCAAAAGTTGAAGGACTAACACTATACACTCTAGTATGGGATGAAATACAAAAGCAAGATTTAACGAAGAGAAGGATAGCGTTTCATACTATTCGAGCCAAGAAAGGAAACTCGATAATGTTTGGTATTGGTGGCGAGGAAGGAAGTTCATGGCATGACTTACTCATGACAGAAGCTGACATTTACGACTGGAAGTATGATGACAAATCCTCATATGAAGATGAGATAACTGGAAAGAGATGGCGTGGTCAGGGCTGGCGACACAAGCTAAACTTTAACGAGGATGGAAAAATTACCAACACTACTCAGGAACTCTCCAAGATATTAGCAGGCAATCTGAAGAAAGTCCATTCAGCAAATTCAGGCGTGACAACATACAAGATTTATCATTTCCCTCAAGAGATATTCCCTGAAATTCCATTAACCATATCTGACTGTAAGAAATATCATATGGAGATACATGATTCCGTAGAATATCAGGAATTACACGAATCAGAGGATCTACTCCAAGCCCACTGTAAAGGATGGTTTTATCCGTCAAGGGGCAGACCTCTAACTTTGGAAATGATTAGGCGATGCTATGATGATACTGTGGGATTTCTCACGCCAAAAGAGATAGAGAGGCTAAAAGAGAAACATGGCAACTCACTACATATCACTGCAGGTATTGATTGGGGTAGTAACAAATCAGGCAAATCATATACTGTCTTTACCGTACTATTATGTTATAGAAAGACACAGTATGTTCCAGCTCACTTTCAGATAGCATATCAAAAGAAATTCCTCGTAGAAAGATCAGATGCAGAAGAGGCACACGACCTAATCCCATTAATCAAAAAATATCATGTAGAAAATACTGCATGTGACTTGGGCTTTGGTAAATCGGGTGTTAGAATATTGCAGGATGCATTAGGCCATTCTAGAGTTAAAGGTGTGTTTACACTGGGTAATTTACTAGAGGAAACCCACACATTCCAAATTGATGCAGAACTAGACGAAAAGAAATTTGGAATAAAGAATCCATACCTAAAGGTACACAAGACAGAGAGAGTGGATCATCTTGTGGGAATAATAAAGTCATCAATTGCAGACATAACAGATCCTACAAACAAGAGAAAAGCCAAGCCTAAACTTGTAATCCCCTATGAGAATCCTTTGGATGTTGATTCATTAGAGCAAGGGTTGCTCAAAATAAAACGGGCTGATCTAGAGGACGATACACTAGGTGCAAAAGAGGAAGGCGACAAACGCCAGCATGCAGAGAAACTATACGAGCATTACTGGGATGAGGTGTCTGCTCTAATTCACGCATTTATCGCATATGAGAACTATGATCCTAGTGCGTTTATGCCTAAAATTATTAAGTATAAGCACTAAACATAATAAAAGTTATTAAGAATTGACTCAGTTATTAATAATATGGTAATGTGCTTAGGGTATAGATGTGGCACTCAGTGTAAAAAAGTAGTTAGAGCTCATCGTCACAGAGGAGCTCATGGTTCCACTAACTCTTGGGAAAATTATCAACTATGCTCAAAGTGCAGCAAATCTGAACAAACACTGGAATATCGTAAATCGGTTCTGTTGGGTTATCGAGAGGTAAACAATACAAAAAAGAACACTCCGATAAATAAAAACCTGAAAAATTACTAGAAAATATACTGTTTGCATTTACGAAAAAAAATGATATTGTAATTGATCCTTTTGCTGGAACATTTACCACCTGTGCAGTATCACAAAAACATGGTAGACTGAGTATTGGAATAGAACGTGAAGAGGAATATTATAAGATTGGATTGAGACGGATAGGAATATCCCACAAATACAAAGGGGAAAAACTAATTAAATCAAAAAAACGACTGACTAAAAACAAGTCAAAGATCAGCCATATTGAACTCTGTTCTTAGGTGAACGCTCACACATATCAGGCAAAGACATCAAAGACCTTTAAATGCATATAATTTATGAACCCACTTTAAACTCATGAAAAGGTGGCCTACTAAGTTTTTCGTAGCACCAACAAAGAAAACTAGAGCAATACGAAAAAAGATAGGCCAGTTTATCATGCCACCAAGTTACACTCCAAAGGCTACAAATAATAATTCCAATTCATTATCCTTACAATCACTCAAACATCACATGAACACGCCAATCACAGAACTATCTCCTGGGCTATCGCAGCCAGTGTGGGGACCAGAAATTAGTACAGTTGGTGCATATTCCAGAGAGGGATATACTAGCCGTACATTTGATCAGCCATCTATACCATTTAGCACACAAGCCGTAGCCTTACAAATAGATGAGGATGTCCAGCTTGCCATTAACTCACTATCTTCTCAGGTAACAGGTGGAGAACACTACATCAATACTGTATCTAAAGAGATTACCGACTATTTGGAGAGATTCACCAGTGACATGTCATTTGATATTTTTGATACTGAACTAATCAAAGAGTTGTTATGGTATGGCAATTCAATTTGGAAGCCTCGAATGGGAATCGCAAATGTACGATCAATGGATGATCTTATGCATATCCCAATATCATCATTTGTCAGGGTATGGTGGGATCGTTCTAGAGTGCCATACAAATATGAGTTTAGAGGTGCGGAATATCAAGGGTATCACAATCCAGGAGAAATTATCCACTTTAACTGGAATCCTGTCAATGCCTCTGTGTTTGGTACAGGCTTTGGAGTATCTGCAACATCTCAGCGAGTATTTGAGATGGTGATAAATGGTGATGACACTCAACAAGTTACCTTACCATCCATGCTTGATAGAAAATATGCCATACAGTTTATCATGCAGATGGCATCTCAAAGATATGTTACAAGAAATGTGTATGTAGCAGCAGGAGCCACAGAAGACGAGAGAAATCAGCTCCAATCATTTGTGGAGCAATTACAAGTAGGTAAAGATTTAGTGTCAGGAACACAACTAGACATTAAGGAACTGGGAACAAACACTCGAACATTCAACCCTACTGAATTTATCGAAACTGTATCATCTCCAATAATGAAAGCACTCAATGATTTTTCAGGTAAACAAGGATCGGAATCCTCACACCAGTACGCAAACGCAGAATCAGCCCAATCAGAAAAAGAATCAGGGTTATCAGCGTTTACCATCGCAGTAAAGACACAGCTATATAAAAAATTCTTTGAGCCATGGTATGAGGCAAACCCATATGAGGGCATGGACTATTTGGAAGGCTTAATTCCTATGGACTGGCACGACATTAACTTTGATCTGAACTTTGGTGCAATGGAAAAGAAAGATGTGCCAGTTGAGGAATTAATAAAACTAATTGATTCATATCAACAGAATCCTATACTCATGCAGAACATACAACCGTTAATTGACATGTATAAAATGGCAGGAGTTCCAATGGATGAGGATACCCAACAAAACATTGACAACATGTACAATGATCCGATGGGACAGATGGCACTAGATAATGTAGTAGAGCCACAAGAAGAACTACCACCACAAGATGATATTGGAGGTGGTGAGGTATATCCAGAGTTTAATAATTTTACGATGGGCGAGCCACCAATGGATGATACCATATATGATGATATGATGATTGATGTGAGAGGTGATGGCATGATTCCATCTGACTATGAGCAATCAGATGTATCTCAAGATTTTGAATATGGGAGGGATTATGAATGATTGATGATACAGGAAGTTTTAATGACTTTGGATGGTCTACTGCTATAACCACAGCTAATTTTATAGTAGGTAGTACAGATGGTTTCTTTTTTCCTCTATATGGTGGCACGTCTTACCATCCAATAAGTCCTGACAAAAACTGGATGCCATACAAATATTTTGAATATGAACCCATCTGGCACAAAAAATATGCACGCTATAAAATTCAAATGGAGAATATGTGGAAAGATGAGAGTGACTCTGCATGAAGATTAAGATAACTACCAACTTTGGCACATACATCATAAAAATACCGAAAGCTAATCTTCATACATTTGCAATCAATGAATTCTCTGAAGAGATAGTGGAGACTTGTAGATAATGCAATTTACATTTAGAGATACTTCAAATATTGTTTACTCTACACCATGTCCTCCTATTCCACAATCGGATGGACAAATAATTATTTGGAATGGTATTATGCACGTGTATGATAAAATTGGTAATAGGTGGAGGCAAATAGATAATGGCTGCTAAACAATCTAATCAAACAGTTGCTTGCGAACATTTTAGAATTAGATGTGATAATACTGGAAGCGAGCAGCGACTTCAATGTGCAGATTGTAAAGTATGGGGATATGTTGAGTTTGAAGACCCAACAGAAGATAATTTTACATTAAATTCTATGAGGTTCGTAACCGAAAGGAGAGAAAGAAATGCCTGAGAAATTAGAAAGATGTGTTAGAGATGTAAAAGCT